TTTGTTTGATAATTAGCTAATCTAGCATCGTCATATGATTTTTCTACAGCTTCGTTATCATATTTTAAATGTTCCCAAGGTTGCATAGTCATAGCTTTTTCTAACACACGGCCTTTTGGCAATGCATTAATTTTAACTTTTGCATTTCTTGATTTTAAATCCTTGTTTAACATTTTAATTCTACTAGAATATTCTTTGTAATCTATAGTTCCCTGACAAAACTCATCTATTACATCTGATATTGCTTCATCTAATGCTTCGATAAGCTCTGCATAAGGTTGCATAGATTCTCCATTGACCCATTTTAGTTTTTTATTTGAATTAGGGTCAAGAGCATCTTCTTTAGTTTGATTGTTCCACATAGTTACTTGATTGTGAGGAGTATATCCTTTTGATTGCCAACCTGTATTTACAACTGTTGTTTTATTAGAACACAATTCTTCGTATTCTTTAAGTTGTTTTTTTGTTGCTTTTGGAATATCTCTTACAATTTCTAATGGAACATCTTCAGAAAACTCTATTGGCTTCCAAACAGATACATTCAGTTTGTATTCTCCAAACAAATTAACAACAAGTGCAAGCGACCATGAATCATTTTTCCATGCTTTTATTTCATTTTCATCTGTTCCTGACCAAAATGCACCCATTGTATGATGTGAATGCCACCAGCAGAATTTGATGTCTGTTCCATATTTCATACCAGCTTTAACCTGGTAATCTCTTAAGGCTTCACCATCAAGTTCTGTTGTTGTTCCTGAGTTTTCTTGTTTTAAAATAACTGGGTCAAATAACTCATACACAGTCTCATTTGATACAGGATGATTAGTTAATTTATATGGTATTAATCCAGATATTTCATTTTTATCTTTGTCATATGCAATTGCTGCATACTGTTGCATAGTGTTCCATGCTTTTTCTTTAATAATAAAGTTAGGTCTACTCATTTATACCTCCTGAGGCTGCTAATTGTTGTTCCCATTGCGATATCTTAGCTTGCATCGCTGCAATATCTGGGTTATTATCTGTTGGCTCTGGTGCTGTATTCCAATAGTCAGTTTCATCTGAATACCTTCTATTTACTACTAAATCCCATAGATTTTCATGTCTTACAGAATCATTCAGCATCATTATTAATGATTCTAACTCTTGAAAATCAAAATCTACATCATACTTACTGCTATTCTCATTAATAAAGAAATTACCTAGGATTTCTTCTATCATGTATTGAGCATCTGATTCAAAATATGCTTTAAGATTTTGATATCCTATGCAACTTTCACGCGTTGGACAATTTTTACTATCATATTCTTCAATAATGAATCGTGCGTACGGAGAATAGTTTTTATGTATTCTTTCGTTCCAATCTCTTTGAACGCTATCAAGTTCTGTTATTACATGCTTGTGATATCTAGCGCTAAACAAATCATTTTGATTTATACTAAGAACTGTTTTTAATCTACGTACTTCATCTTCATTTTTAGCATCTGGGAATGTACCATAAGCCATTACTTGTGTTATTGTTGCATATGGATTAGTTGCATCCTTATTGTAAATATTATTCCAATTCATAATACCCATTACAAAAGACATAAAATCGTTTTTATATAATGAGCTTTCAATATCATCAGTATAACTAGATAAGCATAATGTATTCCATGCATACTTATCTATGCTTGGATGAGATATTCTTCTATATGGAATTGCATTAATATAAGGATGTTTTCCGTCTACAACAGATGCAAGGTAATGTATTGGATATTTTGTTCCACCATTTAATGCTTTATACAATGGTCTATGGAACTTAAGATAACATTCAGAAACTTTCATTTTACATATTTCTTCGTTTCTGTTGTTAATGATAGTCATATCCTTTGCTTTGCAATGCACAATTGTATATAATTTGATATCAATGTAGTTATCTGCTGGTTCAATGTAATTATATACTTTATAATAATCAGACATAGCATTAGCTTGATTTGTGCTTTCTATAATATTATCATAAGCTAATCTTTGGCTTTCAATAATACTATCAAGGTTACTATCAAGTGATATTTCTGCTGCCTTAGCTTTTTCACGATAATTATCAAGATTTTTTATTTGTCTTTGTAGTTGGTCATACAACCATCTATTATCTTGTATTCTGTTAAATAAACTAGACATACCTGCTGGTCTTTTATGAAACATTTGAGAAGACATAATAGCGTGCTTAACGATATCATAACAACCTTTTTTCCAAGCATATGATTTAGTAACATCAATTTTATCTTTTATTTGAAAAGCATCATAAAGCCATGTATTTAATGTTTCTAATGTTTCTTTAAACGCTACAATATCACGCATGCCTGTAACATTTGCAAATTCTTCTGCATTTATAGTATCCCACAATGTATCTATGTTTTGAATGTCTTTCCACAATGGATAATCTGATGAATCATAACGCGGTGGTCTAATAAACTTAATGCGTGCTCCTGTTTCTGTAAATTCCACAGGAGATTTACTGCATTCTACAATATTTTTATTGATTGCTGGATTTGAGTTAAAATCTAATAACAAATTCATAATTCTCCTTTATTTTATAAGGGGGACTCACCGATGTCTATGTCTAGTTTCTGTGTTCGGTAAACACCACCTATATCCACTAGAACTACTTGGCTTATTGCCCCCCTTAATTATTATTTACTTGTCAGGATACACTATTTTATGCCTCCTGTTTTATTGTTAGCTACCCAGCCAATACATAATGGTCGTGTTGTACCATCATCATTTAGCTCGTTAACTGGCATTGCAGATGAATTATCTGTATACAATTGGTCTTGAACGTTAACTGTAGCTTCGTTAGGTATATCTAACGCTATTCTTAGTTCGCCAATAGTATTTGCTACGATTGTTTTAGTAGACCAGCTACCATTTTCACTTATACTTACTACTCTTTCACCGCTAGGTGCACTTGTTGCATTTGCCATAATATAGGCTCCTTTATTTTATCGTTATCTTATTATCTGTTAAATTAAGCTGTTCTCCAAACTCTTATTGCGACAGGATTTGCTGATGTTCCTTCAATAGTTCTAATTGTATATTTTTTATTAGTACTAGCATTTAACTTGTAAATATGAGCCTTAACATTTTGTGGTTTATAATCTGGAGTATTTCCATTTATGTAAAAACTATCACTTACATTTAAATTATTTACAAACCCATATTTATCTGAATTCCCTAACCATCTTGATTCTGGTATTGGTATATTACTTTCTATTGTTATTACATTTGTGTTTGCCATAACATGACTCCTTACGTTATCGTTATCTTGTTTATCTGTTTAATTAAAAGTTTAGGTGGCTTGACCCTCGTTAGTAGTTAAGTTACAAGAGCATTATGTTTTACAGACTATCTTGTATTTCCTCGGGCTTTCACCGCTCAGCTTTGTTAACTACTCGCCTGTCAATATCTTTAGAATGGAAATCCATCACCTATAACTATGAGGTACATAGTTTTAATGATTTGAGAGAGACCACGCTTAGTCTAGATAGCAAATGCATCTATTACAATGTAACGTGCCTTACAATGCTACGATACGGACATTAACGAATGGTGGTTTTAGCCGTAACTCTCTCAATAATTATTTGCAGGTGCATACACGCGAACAAGACACGGATGAAAGGAGGATTGTATACACCTGCGAGTAGATGGCTTACGCCACCTTCATTTAGTATTGTAGTATAGCGCGAACAGTCTTTTTTTAGACCACTTACTATCAAACTTGGTTGAAGGATACCGAGTTTTAGCCCATTCTAATAGTTCGTATCTTGTTCTGTATGGACAATATTGTTTTATATAGCTCATTTTACTTTAGGAGAGCAAATATCTTTTGGCTCTATGTCGAGTCTGGTGTTGTATAGTTTACCATTCCAGTCAAATGTACTACATGGACCGTGTAAATCTCGGTAATGTCTAAACACCTCTTCAAACTCACTTTTACTGATACTTAAATACAAAGGAATAAACTGGTCTCTGTATATTGTATCTGTTATTGTTTCTGTTATATACTTTGGCACTTCTACCATTACTTCTTTATCTTGATATACTATCTTTTCGACAGGTACATCTCTTGTTACCATTGCATTGTATGATAAATAGCCTAACAATACAATAGCTACACAACCACTAATTAATGTTACAAATTCGTTTTTATATCTCATTATTACCTCATAAGTTAGTAATAAAGCACGAACCGAGACTAATACTGAGCTTGTCATCGACGCAAAGTATCCTCTAATAAATCCGTGCTTTATTTAGTTAAGTTAATTTTTGACTACAGGTTTGCACATGCAAATCTGATAAACCTCGTTTTTACAGTTATTACAATTGATTTTACTATCCCAACTATCTTCTATCGATGCAATTTCAGCTTCAGCTTCCCAATCAGGTTCATCTGGAGCTTGGTATTGCATTTTATAGTCAGACTTATCAAGAACACTCGTCTTATGATTCTGTTCTTGTTCAGCAATATCAAGATAGTAACCAACTAGTAAAAATACAATTACAGCACCTATAAACCAGTAATCAATATGCTTTAAATACATACCAGCTGTAATTGCCAATACAAAGACTGTAACAGTCCAATATAGAAATATATCGTTCGTCTTCATATCTAAATTACCTGAACTGGTACTTTAGTTCTATTTGGCTCACTAAAGTATGTTCTACCGCGTTTAAGTGCTGATACATATGACTTAGCTACTACTACAGTTACAGCACCATTTAATAAGTTTACAATTTTATATTTACTCATAATTACCTCATAGTTGTAATGATAGCTAAATTGCCACCATTAATTATTTAATTCTTAAGATTTGTCGGTAACAAGCTTTCACTTGCTACCGACAAAAAAGCCTACGCAAATAGGCTTTCCTTATACTCAGTAGTCTGGCTTGAATTTCCATTGCTTTTACCAATCCAAATCCCTGGATTTGGGCTTGTATCGCCTTGGAATACCATAAAATTCAAGCTAGACTCGTTCTCAACACCATCAAGCATCGCTTTAACATCAGCTCTTTCTAATAACTGAGCCTTGTTGAGAACGTCAATGCCTAAAATATTAAAGCCTTTACCACTCTTAGGCTTAGCTACTACAACACCCTCTAGCTTTACCACATCTATTATTAAGGCTTTAATATTTTCACTTAGATTTAAACTTTGAATTAATTCTTTCATCTCTTTCTATCCTTTATTTTATTATGATTAATATCAAGAATAGAAGAGGAAAGAATGGACGCCAAAGGGGATGAATTAAGTAGTAATAAATGTAAACAACTGGTAGTAATGCGTGCACGAGTGCACCTTTTTACAGCACACACAACCAGTAGTAATAACCAGCGTGTGTGTAGTAAAAAGAATGTATAGCAGTTGTTTACATTAATTACGTACACGCAACCAAGCAAACTCAACCAACAAAACAACAAGCACAAATACCTTATAGCGAGCCATAAGTAGCAAGTTGTGAGCACGTTGGTTGAGTTGGTTGGTGTTGGCTGTGCTGGAGGGCAACATATATACAAGTTTCAACAAGAGTTGCCCCCCACAGCCCGTAATTCAACCCCGTGGCGTCTATGGTATATCACGTGCATCCATTCTACAGAAATTTTTTTGAAAATTTTTTTCTTGCATTTTTGCTCAACTTTCTTATTTTACTACGTAGTAGTACTACTAGTAGTATTACAAGTACTACTACAATTACCCTTAACTAGCACCAGAATATTTTCTTAGTACTACTAGTAGTCTACCAGTAGTAGAAATTAGTATTTGGAATTGT